TTAATATATACTATCCTTGCATATAGTATATCTTCAATAAACAAAATTTGATCTGTGTTTATTTTAAATGGATACGAAACTTTTTCAAGCCAAATAAGATTATCTTTAATTTTTTTAATTTTTGCATTTTTTGCTATAAAAGTTTCTTTTTTAGTTAAGTCATGGATAATCGCATTTTTATCTAATCCCCATTTAGTTTTAGATGTTAATATCTCTCCAATGTTTTTACAGGTACAATCAAACTTTATCCTTGGATTCATTTGTATTAATCTATTAAAATAATCACCAAAAAAATGTTTATTATCAACAGTTTCAAAGTGAGAGTCTTTGTGCCTTTTTATTTCAATTTTATCAAAAGTAATATTAATCTCATATGGTTTATCTTTTAAACCGAAAAAAGGAAATGATATTTTTGAAAATTTATTAGTAATCACTCAGTTCTCCCCAACTAGGACCGACTTCAAAATCAACCTTAATTGGGCAGTTAGGTATTGATAGTCCCCTATCTTTTTGAATACATGTTTTAGCGTTTTCTACATAGGTATCAATTAAATCTTCTCGTACTTCACTGACTATTGAGTCGTGAACAACGGTAAAAGGTAAAATATCATCATGATACCCAGACTGCTCAATCCATTCAATTAAATCAATTACACCAAGAAGATTTATATCAGAGGCAACGCTTTGTACTAGAAAGTTAACACCACTCCTAATGGCGTGGGATGCGACTCCCTTATTTGGAGATTTAGACTCTGGCAGCCGACGCTTACGACCAAAATGAGAATAGATAAAAGCGTGATTTTCAATTTGTTTGTTAGAGTCATCAATAAACCTTTTAAGAGATTTTGCTTCTCTAAAATATTTATTAATAAATTGAGAAGATTGCGCTTTAGTGATTTCTTCTCCTTCAGCAGCATCTTTATTAACGGTTTCAGCGATTTTAGCGGGACCGGCTTGATACATAATACCAAAGGTTATAGCTTTTGCATATTGACGTTCGTTAGCATAATACTTTTTTACATCACTAATATCACAAGAAAGATTAAACATTTGTTTTGCGACATAAGAATGAAAGTCTAATTTATCAATAAAAGCTTGTTGCAAAAACTTATCTTTACTTAAAACTGCTGCGTAGTAAACCTCAGCAGTGCCTAGGTCGCATTGTACTATTTTGTAACCATCTCTAGCACGAAATAGTTTCTTAATGTCTTTATTATCTCGTGGAATGTTTTGATAATTTAAGTTACCCGAACTAGAAAGACGACCAGAAGTAGTGCCTTGAATATTAAAACCACTTCGCAATCTGCCGTCTTTATCAATACCATTTACAATATTAGAAATATAGGTGCCTGATAGTTTTGACTTTTCCCTAAGATCAAGAACAGCATGTGCAAGAGGATGATCAAGTGTTTGTAGCACTTCTTTATCAACACTTAACGCCCCTGTCGCAGTTTTTTTCTTAGATTTTAGTCCAATAATTTCAAAGAAAAGCTGTCGTAGTTGTATCGTGCTATTTGGATTGAAGGTTTTCTTATGTATTCGTTCAAATCGTTGGACTGCACTATGCTGACTAATCTCTTCAATACACTCTTCAATGTCAATTTTGTATTCCTTGTCTAAATTTTTAAGCTGGTTAAGATTGATTGGGCCGCCTGTGCGTTCTAAAACTTTAAGAGCTTTAGTTGCTGGTTTTAGAATATTATTGTAAAGTGATACAAATTCTTTACTTTTCTCTACAAGAGGCATAAATTTATTATATAATTGATAGGTAGCGTCCCCATCTTTGCAAGCATATGGAGCAAGAATGTCCATTGGTAGCATACCATAATTAAACTCTGCTAACTTAATTTTATTTCGCCTTGCAAATGTTTTCTTATAATCATCAAGTTCTTTTTCATAGTCGCCCAAGTCAGTAAAGCGTAAAGCTAATGTTTTAAGACCGTGTGTGCCGACAGCTTCTTCAAGACAGTAATGAAGAAGCATTGTATCCTCCCAGCGATCAAATACAAACCCAAGAGAGTCTTCGAGAAATTGCATATCAAACTTAGCATTATGAAAAACACAACGCTTGTTTGCAAATAAGTCAAAGAAATAATCGTAATTATTGCTTACAACTTCAAGAGAAATAAAGTGACCTTGATGCTCTCTTGAAGAAATAGCAATACCAATTACAACACCTGTTCTAGCAGATAGTGATGTAGTTTCAATATCAACAACAATAGTATCCACATGATCGTAGTCAGGGATAGCTTTCATTAACTGATCTTGAGTTTCAATAAATTGGTAATCTTTTTGTATCTCTTGACCGACATTTTCGTCCTCTAAAATTGGTTTGATTTTGGAAAATGCAGCGACAATATCATCGTTTAATTGAGGTTTAAAGATAGTCATATTAGGATGCATAATAGGTAAGTATCTTTTTTCAACAAATACGCCATTATATTTTTGTACACCGGTCAATCCCGCAGTGTACTTAAGTGACTCTGCACCGATAGGACAAATAAGTTTATATTTGTCAAGCTCATCAAGCTCTAAATCTACGTCTTTCTTAAGTATTTTTTCTTTTTTGCCAGAACAAAGATATTTTATGTCGAAATCAGCATCAGAGAAATATTTGCCGATTACTCCTTCCGCGTCTTTTTCAGCATTACTTGCAAATACAAAACATAGATCAGCCATTTTTAAGTCTCTCTTCTAAAGAAGTTTTTAAGTTTACTTTGCTTGGAATAGGATTTTCATAATAATCATCATCCCAAATTACATTTATATTATAGGATATAGTGCGACGCTCACCCTCTCCCCGGAAAGGATACACCACATGATTTAACCAAAGAGGAAACAAATAAAAGACGCCGACTTCTGGGACGACATATTCTGTTTGTGGAAACTTAAATATAACTCGGTCTCTATTTCCAACATCACCCCATACTAACGAAGTGACCCCATCCATAGCGCCTTTCGCTCCATAAATAGCATGAGGATCTAAATTATCTCTATCAATTATTTGATCAGGCACCCTAGTATGAATAAATCCAGCAAAAGCAGAAAAATGCTCTGAACCATGATCATGTAAAGGATTATAGTCACCTTCAAACTGATGAACCGTCCACACATCATTAACTTCTAAATGATAAGGAATTGGAGTCATTCCAATAGAAGTAAAATAATGATTTATGTAGATATTTGCCGCATCTTTTAAAAGTTTTTTAAACTGTTTAAAACGTGTATCCGCAACATCCACCTCTAATTGACAACCTTTATGTATTTCTCCTACAAGTTTGTCAGCATAAGACGGCGTTTCTGGGTCAGCTAACAAGTCATCGCACATATTGTTAAGGTCTTCAATAATGTTTTCAGTTACTTTACCTTTGCCTACAAGTAGTTGTGGTTTAGGAAAAATACTAAATTCAACATCTCCAGATTTCATTTGAGTCATCGTAGTATTTCTTTTATTTCTTCTTTGTTTAAGTCTCCTGGATCGCGTCCAAGAGGTAATTTAATAATTCTTGATTGTATGTTTCTTGTGTCAAGTTGGTTTGATATTTTTTCTGCTGCAATGTAACCAGCAGTATCTGGGTCCATCATAATGTCTACCTTTGTAACACCTATTCTATCAACTAATTCTAATTTAGTTTTATTAAAATTAGACGCACCAAATAAACAAACTGTATTCTTATACCCAAGTTGCCACATGTTTAGCATATCAAAGATACCTTCAACAAAAATAAGATGATTAGTGTTTTTAATCTTATCTAAAGGAAAAAGAATGTTGTTGGTTTTTGCGTTCGCAGGTCTACGATAGTATTTTGGTTGATGATTATTTTCTTTAAATTTTCTGCCTTCAATAAATTTAAGTTTACCAAATTGATATACCGGTATGCAAATGTAATTTTGTAACTGAAGGTGCTGAGTCGTAAAAGCATTAAATTCTATCATCGTTTTAGCTGAAATGCCTTTAAATTGTTGTTTAAAAACATGACGTTCAGATGGTAACTTAATGTCATCAATTTCAATAATATGTCTAATTTTATCTTTGAGTTTCTTAATACGATATGGTTGTTTGCTATCAACAGGTAAACGAGTTACTTCACCAATACTTTCCAAGAATTTAGATGCGCCACCACCAAAGCCACAACTCCAGCAATGGAAAATATTTTTATCTAAATTATAACTTAAACTGGGATTAGAGTCATTATGCAACCCAGAAGTACAAGATATCAAAATCTCACTAGGATTATTAGTTTTCTTATACTCTATACCCCGAGTATTGAGCAACTCAATTAATTCCATTATACGTCTCTTGATCCTTCTTTTTCATTGTCACTACCAAACTTAGCAGCACTGTGAGGTTTTTCATTGATAAGCGCTGACTGATTTGGGTCGATTTTAACACAACTCCAATCCATTAACACATCAAAACTCATATGCTTACCATTACGCATTTTTGTTGTGTGAATTGTAATCTTATTTTCAAGTTCACGATTATCCCCTTCAGGAGGTGGAAAGAAGTTGAAACTCCTATCTGCAGAGTCAAGAATACCTTTTGAAAATCTTGCTTCACCTGTCGCATCAATTTGATACGGAGAGATAAGGGTCAAATCATATTTTCGACTCACACTTTTTAGTGCCTCTGCAATTACAATTTGTGTTTTCCAATCTTTTTGGTCATCGTGTTTTACAATGTTTATGTAGTCTACAACACCCATATTGAAATTAGGATATTTAGATGAAAACATATTACAATAGTGATCAATACGATTAATAGTCAAAGACTCATCATCAATCATAAATAAACGATTATCTTTTAATTTTGGTTTTTCAATCTTAATACGTTTTTCAAAACCTTTGAAGTCTTTTCCATACTCAAGCTCTTTTAACATTTCATCTAGCATATCATTAGGTTGATAAAATGTTTTAATTTTTGCTTTTGCCATTTGTACTTTTTGACGATCATTTAGCTGATTTCTAAATATGTCGAGGAAAGGCACACCAGATATGATACTAAGAACACGATCATAAACTTCTTTATAACGCATTTCAATTGTAAAGAATGCAACAGTGTTACCCTGCAAAAATCTATTAAGAGCTAAATTAAGAGAAATAATAGATTTACCAGATCCTCGTCGACCTCCAAGCATTACAAGTTCTTGAGTCGCAAAACCACCGTTTATGTTATCAAATTCCGCACTTAAACCACTGGGATAAATTTTAAAGTCTTCTTCAGACGGAAAAAATTCTAGTTCAGCAACATCGTACAGCTCATCATCATGGGGAATTGCCTGGTTAAGTTTTAACAAATGATTTTGAAACTGATCAACAATCTCAACCTTTTCATAATCGTCGAGATTGTCCACAAACTTATCAAGAAAATGAATTGTCTCATCACGAATATAAAAATCTTGTAATTGAGATACAAGAAATTCATCCGCTATTGTTTCATTGTGATTTTCTTCATCAAGAATTTGGTTTTCAATGTATTCTTGTAAACCAATGTCTTTTCTTAATGCAGTAATTTCATCGGTTGATGGCAGACGCATGTGCGATTTGTAAAAGCTTTTTATTTTATCAAAAAGCACATGATTAATACCAGTAAAATACTGGTTGAGAAGTTTAGAATATAGGTCGTTACTCTGCGTATCTAATAATCTACGCAGAGTTAATTTTTGTAAATCAATTGCCAACTGTCATCACCGGAAAAAGTTTGTGTCTGTTAAGTTCTGTAAAATGTCCTTGATCTCCAAGAATATACAGTCTATATGCTTCTCTTCCTGTTTCTTCAATAATCGATTCTACTTGATTAATTCGATTTTTAATAGCCCATTCTTTCCATTGTGAACCATCATCATATTCCCAGTAGATAGACCAATGAACATCTTCTTTGCCCTCGTAATCTTCACCATATATTTTTTTCGCTCTTTCCATTGCATGATGCTCTACATACCTACGACGAGTTGGATTTCTATGTTCTTCTACCCAATCTTCATCAAATACTTCTTTTACTTCTGCATATTCACTGGTATCTGCAATAAATACTTTTTGTCCTACTTTAAATTTTATATCTAAATCTTGTACAACGTGTTCTACTTTTGCTGCTTTTTTCTTACCACGACTTCGTAAAGGAACGTTAAGTTCCATCAAAAACTTTTTGACTCGTTGTGGTGAGATAAAATTACGTTGAGCAATAGCAGAAAGACCATCACCTTTTAGGTAATCGTCTGCCATAGATTTCTTTTCTGACTCTGAAAACTTTTTGAATCTTGCTTTTGCTTTTAACTGCTTTTCCCGCTCAATGCGTTTATGGAAATCTTCAATAAGTGTGTCAAGTCTCTTAGGACTGTAAGCCATACCTACATGGTCACAGACAGCTTTTTTGGTTTTGCCTTTTTTCAGCATCCAAATAGCTTGACGAATTTTTGCTTCAGGGATAGTTGGGGATTTTGCCATTGTTTACTCCATTTTTTACATTATAGGACAAAAGTAAGCAAATAGCAAGCACAGATTATTAATGAGTGATGAGATCGTCCTCGACAAAATAAGTGTCGTTTATAACGTTCCTAATTAACCCTGTTTGGGTATAAACAATCGTGAATTGTTCATTGAAAAATCTATTTGAGCGATATAGTTTTTCAACATACATAGAAGAAATATAGTTTTGTAATAGTTCTTCATATTCAAACTCATCATCTAAAACATCTGGATAATAGGTTTCAATCAACTTATGAAAATAAGCACGCTTATCGTCTAGTTGCATACCCAAAAGGTAGTCAATAGTTTCATCTTGAAGATCACAAAGAGTTAAATCTGACATAATAAAAAAGGGGATAGATCTTTATCTACCCCCTTTTCCCTTCGCTAGAGTTGATTACTCTGCAACCGACTTCGGAGTGTAGTCGGCACACGCAAGACCACGACGAGTAAGAACCGTCTTGACTCCGCGAACAGTCTTGTCAAAGTGATCTGCAATCTCTTCAACCGTCTGCTCAAGCATATCCTCAATCCCCTCATAAGGATCGCTCTTCGAAGTCTTCTTGTCTCGCTGTACAGCGCGAAGACCCATGCTAAGAAGCTTACCACGAATTGAATTGACAGTGCGACCGAGAGCTTCTGCAATTTCTTCCAGATACTTTCCGTCTTCCACCATTGCCTCAATTTGACCTTCTTCCTCCTCAGAGAAAGTACGTTGCGGAGCCTTCTTCTCAGCAGGCTTAACATGAGAAGTCATTTCAAGAGAAAGTGCCTTCCCATTAATCTGACGGGCAGTAAACTTGCCGTCAGCAAATTCAGCAGCAATTTCGTCTGCCGTATGAACGCCGGAATTAGATTGCAAGAAGTCTGCAAGAGCATCTGTCTCATCTGCTGAGAACACAGGTGCTGCGCCAGGCTTCTTCGGAACATCATAACCAAGCTTACGCAGCTTAGCTGTTACTGACCGACGTGGAAAACCAAAGTCTTCCATTAGAGTTTCAATGACATCTTCCGTGACGCCACTGCCGGCTGCTTCATGCATTTCAGCAACCATTTCTTCAGTGTATTCAAACTTACTCATTGGATTAAATCCCCTCGTTGATAAATTTTGAAGTTTGCTCAAGAAGCTGTTGTCTTCTTGACTATGTAATGATTATAAGAGAAAATTGTATTAAAAGCAAGATTAATTTTGCGGAATCTAGTGTTTTGCTTAATTTATGATAAACTTAAAATTCACCGTTTAAAATACTGGATTTATTTTTCCAATAGTCTAAAATAGTAACTTTTTGTTTTTGCGCTTTTTTGTATTTAGAGCTACTATCGTCTCCGCCTGAGATTAGCGCATAGCAATCTTTAGTAACTGTAGAAGCTACCGCAAATCCATATTTTTGAAGATGTTCTCCTAATTGTGATCGAGTCATGTCCATCTTGCCAGTGATACATATCTTACGTTTAGGAGTCTGTAGCACTTCATCTACAGATAAATCTTCTTCTAGTTGAAGTGGAAGTGTCTCCACCCATCCTTCATTCTCATCCAACCATGTGAGAATGCTATCAATCGTGCTTGGACCCACACCTTTAATCTCGGTAACTTCAACATCTCGTAGATTATGAAATCTCGAAATGTGGCGAGTAATGAGTTTTGCAGCTCTTTTTCCGACTCCTGGAATACCAAGAGCAGCAAGTACGAGTGAATAGGGCTTAGTTTTAGTTCGCTCGATTTCTTCTTCAATTTTTGCCCCGTTTGCACCAAGTATATCCCAGTTAGGATTGTCAAATAAATCAACTGGGTGCATTAACTTTAATTTCCTTACACTTGCTGGGCCAAGTCCTTTGATATCTAGTGTTTTTATAAAGTGTTCCAAAACTTTAGTAGAGTTTGCACGATCAGAGAAAAGTTTTGGTCCGACTCGTTTTAGTTTACAATCAACACTCTCTTCAGCGTGTTTCTTAGTAATTTTTAGATTATGCGGAGAATGTTCAATCACTCGTAAAAATTTAGGTATAACACCACCAGCCCGTTCAATCTCAATACGGTCACCAAAGCCTAAATTATGGCTTTCGATCTGTTCTATGTTGTGAAGGGTAACTCGGGAGATAGTAGCGTCGTCAAGCACTACAGGGTCGACCACACCTGTCGGAGAGACAACTCCAGTGCGTCCAACTGTCCATAGCACTTCTTTTAGTGTAGTTACTGCCGTAATAGTTTCTCGACTTTTAAGTGCTACGGCAAATCGAGGATACTTTGAGGTATATCCTAAATTTTGACACTTTTGCCAGTCATTACAACGATAAACTACACCATCACACGGATAATCCCATGCAGCATCGTCAAGCACTGTAAAGAATCCCATGTTCTGTAGTACGTCAATTTTATTAGTATAGTTCATTGTAAACGAAAGTATATCGTGTGCAATGAATTTGATATTTCTTTCTTTAAACTCTGATGGCGATTTTAAGCCTAACGCACCACTGACATAATTGCGAAAGTTTTCAACATCGTTGTCTGTGACACACTCGCCATTAATTACGATTTGTGCGTGATCGGTAGAGATTTTTTGAGGGATGTTGGCAATTTCTCGTGCGAGTTCTGTGACGTCATCGCCTCGATCTCCATTTCCTCGAGTGAGTGCCAAATGCATCTTTCCAGCTTTGTAAATAATAGTAAGATTCGTACCATCAATCTTTGGGGTCCGGACATCCATCCACTCATCTAATTCGTCCTTTTCATATATTTTTCTTAGAGAATAAAGGGTATAAGGGTGACTTACTTTACCAGCAGCCCCACCTACTTTCAACGTTGGGGAATCCGAGTCTCGCCAACCTTGCGCTTTCTCCATTGCCTCAAGCTTGTCATAAGCTTCATCCCACGCTGCATCGGAGATGCTTGACGTGGATAGGTCATAATATTTACGGGAATGCTCAAGAACGTAGTTCTTTAACTGGGGGTAGTTCATGCCTAAAATCCTTGTTAGAAATATAATTTAGCACAAATGAAGGGCATTAGCAAGAATTTTTTAAAAAATGTAAAACCTGTTCAGCTAGTTTTTTATTTTCATTGATGTTTAAGTGATTATAAATACGAGAATCAATTGTTTTATCAGCGCTTTCAAAGTCTCTTTTAAGAATTAAAGGGGTATTTATACCGTTTTTAAATGTATATGTATTATAATAACAAAAAAGATGTAAAAATGTTTTTTTACTTTTTTCTAAAACGCAGTGATCGAACCAGTGTAAATCTCTAATTTGTCTTTCTTTAGCATAGTTTATATCATGTAGATACTGATAATACCCGCTTGCTGCTAAAAACTCTTTTTTTGAGTTCGTTTTTTCTTGTGATAAATGACGTTGAACACTTCCAAAATTAAATTCATATTTTTTATGATATAGTCTATTATATTCAGTCCAGCAAAATATAGTTATATCTGCTTCTTTTTTAAAAGTTTTGATCGCGTGTTCATGAGCAGAACCGTTTTTACCGCTTCCTATTATCTTTGCATTTAATGTCGAGGCAACTAAGTTACACCAAGAAAGTTCCTTAACGTGTTTACAAAAAGAATCTCCACAAAAATTAATAAGGATTTTGCTTTTCCAACTCTTTTATTAAATCTTCTAAATACCATTTAGCTTTCATCAAATCTTGTATTTGAAGATTTACGTCATTCTTATTTTTTATATTATAACGAGAAACATATTTAACTACGTTAGCTTGATTCCAATTCATGTCCCAAGACTTAATATATTTTGTAGTTTCAATACCTTTATTATAATGTGGGGGATGGTTTACAACATCTGCCATGCTTGATCGTTTACTTTGAATAGCAGCTTTTTCGCTTAATGCAGCAGCTCCAATAGGTCCCTGCACTTTTGATTTTGCTACAGGTTGCCCCCATAATTCAGCCGGTACGTCTTCCCTGACAGGATAAACTTCACCAGTGGTTTTCATACTTCCTCCTCCTGCTCCTCTACGAGCCATATAATCCCAATATGGCTCTCTTATAGTTGTTTTCATGTTAAAATTTGCCTCTTGACCATACATGTAGTTTGTTTTAGTTGACATTTAGCTTATCCTTGATAGCTGTTAACAATTTAAACAAATTTTCTTTTTTATTTAAATTTGTCCCTTCAACTTGTATTTCTAACAAATCTTCTAA